GGCATCGACGGCGAAGTCGACGCCTACGCGAAGTTCATTCACGCCATCGCGATGAGGGCGCTGACCTCTTCGCGGATCAGTTCGACGGAGAAGCCGACCGACAACGACAAGTTCACGATGCGCCTGTTCCTCAACAACCTGGGGTTCAAGGGCGAAGAATACAAGTTCGCTCGGCGATTCCTGATCCGGAATCTGGAGGGCAACGGAGCCTGGAGGTACGGCAACGCGCCGAGCGCTACCGACTTCGATCTCGATATGCCCACGGTGTTCAAGCCCACGGTTACCCCGCCCGCGCAGGACGAGCCGGCCGAGGAGGAGACCGAGGACGATACCGAAGCGGATGATGATGTTGGAAATGGAGAGGAGGAATCTACCGATGAGAAATGACGGTTTCCCGTCAGAGGCGAAGCTCGCGATGCTTCGCGCCCGCTACCCGAAGGGTACGCGAGTTGAGCTGGTCTATACCAGCGACCCTTACACGAAGCTCCAGCCCGGCACGAAGGGCACTGTTGAGTTCGTTGACTCCGCCGGAACGATCCAGATTAGCTGGGACAACGGTTCCGGCCTGGGGATGATTCCCGGTGTTGATGAAGTGCGCAAACTGTAGTAGCTGCAGACCAGCTGCAAACCACACCACATTTATCCGGTCCGCCGCCCGGCGGGCCGGTTATCCATATATGCCCCGTTCGCGGGGTACCAAATATCAACCATAAATGAAAGGAGTGCCTATGAAGAATACACTACTGAAGGAGATGATACTCGCCTTGCGAGCGCAGAACTTGAAGTACAAGGAGATTGCACAGAATCTTGATGTGAAGGAAACCTACGCCAGGACGATATGTTCAAGAGCAAAGAGAAGCCAGCCATCATTCCCTGACGGTCTCTGTAGGAATTGTGGAGCAGAGCTTATCCATGTAGAGGGAGCAAAGCGAAAGCAATTCTGTTCAGACGCATGCCGCTATCAGTGGCATAACCATCAGAAACAGCGCAAGCGTTACATCTGTTACTGCGAAGAATGTGGCGCTGTATTTGTCAGCCACGGTTATCCCGGCAAGCGGTTTTGCAGCCGCGAGTGCCAGACACAGGCACGCCGGAAAGGATACAAGCATGGATCTGAGGTGCTTTGAAGCAAAAGTCAAAGCATCTGTGTTTCGTGACATTGCGCAGGCCCTGTTGGACGCCGGACATATCAACCAATCATTATATGACTTTTGGGATGAATATATCCAGGAAATGGAAAACAGGATGATAGCCAATGCGGATAGATCATCCGCTCAGTCACGAGAGGTAACGGTGAAAGAGCCCAAAGAAAGCGCCTGCGGATAAGCAGAAAGCTCTGGACTCTTTCGCCTTTCCAAGCGATGATTGAACAGCTAACCAGAAGGGTAACAGCAACAGGGGGGCGTCGCCATAGAGCGGCACTCCCCTGATTACATATAAACCATAAGAACACAGGAAGGAGACTCACAATGGCTAAACATGAACGTGTCTGCTCTGTCAAATACAAGCAAGACCTTACGCAGGAAACGCGCAAGAAGCGCGTTGCTGCCTACGCTCGTGTGTCCAGTGACAAGGAGGATGCTCTACATTCCCTTTCCGCGCAGATCAGCTACTATAACAATCTGATCTCTTCACACTCGGATTGGGAACTGGTTGAAATCTTCGCCGATGAAGGCAAGACCGGGACCAAGGACAATCGACCTGAGTTCCAACGGATGCTGGCGACTTGCAGAGAAGGCAAGATCGACATCATCCTGGCAAAGTCAATCACACGTTTTGCCCGCAATACGGTTACTTTACTGGATACCATACGAGAACTGAAGCATCTGGGTGTTGACGTACATTTCGAGGAAGAAAACCTTCATACGCTTAGCGCAAAGGGGGAATTCCTGATCTCGGTATTTGCCGCTCATGCCCAGGAACAGAGTCGTTCCGCTTCGGAGAACCAGAAATGGCGCATCCGTAAGAAGTTTGAAAAGGGTGAACCGATCAATGGCAATGCCCTTGGATATCGGCTTGTGGACGGTACCTTCTGGGTTGACGAGGAAGAGGAGTGGATTGTGAAGTACATCTTTGACCTATACCTCTCAGGAATGGGTAAGGTGGCCATCGCCAAGAAGCTGAATGAAGAAGGGGTGCCAACACGTCTGAATAAGAGCAGGTGGTATCCGGAATCAGTCGCGTTCATTCTTCGCAACGAGAAGTACTGCGGCGATCTCAGGCTTCAGAAGTACTTTGTGACGGATCACCTGACAAAAAAGCAGAAGAGAAACAAGGGAGAACGCCCTTCGTATCTGACGCAGAATACCCATGACGCAATCATCGATCGAGAGACCTTTGAATGTGTTCAACATGAAATTGCTCACCGCGCAGAAAATGCTTTGAATGGGAAGAAAATCGGCTATCCCTTTACCGGATTGCTTCGCTGTGGGAAGTGTGGAAATCACTACACGCGCAAGATCGGCAACAGCGGTACCCCTTATGCTCATCCAATTTGGCTTTGCAACGCGTCCAATGTCTTTGGTCAACATCATTGCAATGCCAAGTTAATCCCCGAGGATATTCTGACCACCAAGACCTGTGAGGTGCTTGGGCTGAAGGAACTGGACAGAGGGATTCTGAGGGATAAGGTTACTGAAATAGTCGTACCGGAAAAGTATGTCCTGATTTACCGCTTCAAAGACGGATCTGAGCAGCGAGTCGAATGGAAGCATCGATCACGCCGCGAGTCATGGACGCCTGAGATGAAGGAACGAGCACGTCAACGGACCAAGAAGCGATTGGAGGAGGAAAAGAAATGTTAAGGAAACCAACGAGAGCGCACAAGCGAGAAGCCACCGTTATCTTCAATCCGGAGGTAACAAATTCATCTACCGCAACTGCCATAGCGCTATCAAGGAAGAAACGGGTCGCTGCATATGCGCGTGTTTCAACGGAACAGGACGCGCAGCAGAACAGCTATGAGGCTCAAATTGAATTCTATACGAATTTCATCAAGAATGAGCCAGATTGGGACTTTGTCGGCATCTATGCTGATGAAGGCATTACTGGCACCAGCATGAAACACCGTGAAGAGTTCAATCGAATGGTTGACGATGCCATGCACGGCAAGATTGACCTGATCCTTACAAAGTCTGTTTCACGCTTCTCCCGCAACACCGTGGATGCTTTGACAGTAACGCGCAACCTGAGAAATGCAGGCGTGGAGGTCCGCTTTGAGAAAGAGAATCTCAGTTCAATGGACCCCAACGCGGAGATGGTCTTCACCTTTATGTGTTCGATCGCTCAGGAGGAAAGCCGTTCAATCAGCGAAAACGTCCGTTGGGGCAAGCAGCGTAGCATGGAGCAATCCAAAATCACCCTTCCTTATGGTTCGTTTCTGGGTTATGAGAAAGGAGAGGATGGTCTGCCCAAGATCGTGGAGGAGGAGGCGAAAACAGTTCGTCTCATCTATAAGTGGTATCTTGATGGTATGACTTTCAGCGCTATTGCCGACGAACTGACTGTAAGGGGCATAGAAACGCCCAAGCACAAGAAGCGCTGGTCCATCTCCACAGTCCGCAGTATTCTCACCAACGAAAAATACAAAGGGGACGCCAAGCTTCAGAAGACTTATGTCGTGGATTTTCTGACCAAGAAAACGCGCGTCAATAACGGTGAACGGAAACAATGGTATATCCGTGATTCCCACGACGCCATTATCTCCCCGGATACCTTCGAATTGGTCCAGAGAGAGATAAGCAGACGCGCTGGAAAGAAAGGAAAATACTATGACAGCCCGTTTACCCTCAAAGTCATCTGTGGAGACTGCGGAGCCTATTATGGTCATCGCGTCTGGCACTCCAATACGCGCTATCGCCGGAATATCTGGCTGTGCAACGATAAGTATGCCCACGGAACGCCATGTCGGCCACCGAGAGTGACGGATGACGAGCTTAAGCAAGGATTTCTGATCGCTGTGAATCGGTTGATTGGCGACGACAAAGCCAAGCATATTGATGCGTTCATAGACGAGCTGATTCCGCTGGCTGGAGACATACATCCCATGATCGCAAAGAAAGAGTCCCTCGAGAATGAGGTTCACGACCTGAGACTTCGTCTTGAAAGCCTCATACGGGACAATGCCACTCGCCTCCGGAACCAGAAGGGTTATACCAGAAAGTTCAATGAACTGACGCGTATTCTGGAAGGTAAAGAGGCGGAGATTGCGGCGTTGGAAGAGCAGATCTCAACACTCAGAATACAGAAGCAGAATATGATTCTCTTCCTGGAAGGCTTGCAGAATGATGGTGAAGTCATCACCAGCTTCTCAACCCATACCTGGCATGCTCTGGTAGACTATGCGAAAGTTATGGCTGATAGGACAATTGAATTCCATTGGAGGAACGGTAATAGCACGACCGTATCGATGGATGAGATCAAGAGGCGATTATAGCCTTTAGCACTTTACATACCACATTCCGGTAGTATGAAAACCGGAGGAACTATACCACAAGAAGCTCGCAGCGATGCGGGCTTTTTCCTTGTTGTGTCGGATATAGCTTGGTTCACCTATACACAGCATATTCAATGATATTATAATCGTGTTAAACAGATCTCAATAATGAGCATAACAAAAAGGGTGTCAAATCACCAGTTTCTGCTATTTGAACATTGAGGATAAATAATGGGGTGTCACTTTAACTGCTTCCAAAGCAGACCAGAGCCTGAAAATTGGGGGACAAATGAGAGTCCAAATGCCGATGACTGGCAATAATAAAGAGCAAAACCCCTGTTAATACAGAGGTTTTGCTCCGACTGAAATTGTATCTTTATTTCAGTCAATTCTGGTGGTCGCAACAGGACTCGAACCTGTGACCCCATCGATGTGAACGATGTGCTCTGCCATAGCGGCCAGTTTACACGGACAGAATGGTGGATTTCGTTCCCATAATCGGCACCCCGTTGGCCGATCCTGCCGCGAGCCAGCTGCTTTCATTATCCCATTATACCATGGCGGCGCGATCTGATGCAATAGTGAATTCTGACTCGGCGCCTGTAAAGGGCATTCGATTGGATTGGTCAATAGCCATGGCAGAAAATGGGACAAACTAACCGTCCTCGATGACTCATCCCACCAGCGTCTCTTGACATTGAGAACCATCCACGACGCCAAAACGGAAGCCAGAAATACCGCCAGGTCAATTGCGCAAGCGTTGGATTTGTGGTATCATTGATCCAATTTAACGCCCCGCCTTTGCACTTTCGGGAAAGGCTGTCCTTGCGAGGATGCTGCAATAGACAGGAGGAGAGGTTCATGTGGTTCGAAGAGATCTATCCGGGTCGCCCGGTGACGCCAGGGAACAAGCCGCGGAAGAATATTATCATACGGCCGTGGCGCTGGAAGCTGCCGGAGGGGACGTTTTCCCTTCCGGAAGGCATAAGCACCGCACGGATTTCTTGCAGTGATCACCTGGAGGCGCTTGTTCCTTATTCCTTCAAAGGAAAACAGCTGTACGTGTGCCGGACCTGCGGCTACGTCTATGAGAGAAAGCCCAAAGGCTACCGGCGCAACGCCAACTACTTCGACCATTGGCGGGTGCTGAACCATCAGCCGTACGACTTGAGAGTCATCGACCATCCGGGGCGCCTGAACTACGATTTCGTCCACAGCTGCGGCGGGATCGTGAGGCACCCGATCATCGACGCCCACGGCAAGGGTGATCCTGTCGAATCCACGGAGTTGATCGCGCGCTTTTTCACATACCTCCTTAAAGGCATAAGGTATTACCCTGATTTCTTTACAAATGATACGGAGAAGATGCGTATTCAAGTGGACACGGAGCGTCTAATCATCTCCCAGGGCAAGGATACGGGAAACCTGGCGAATGACTTGTTCGTTGTGTACCGCGAGGAAAAGGACAGTCTGTCGCTTGAATTTTGCTTTAGCTGGGAGGAAAACGCCTTTGGGTTCACCGCCGACACAAACGAAGATGACTGGGAAGACTACGCAACGCGTCAGATATGTACGCTTTCATACCTTGGTCCTGACCAGTCAGCCCTGGATCACCCCGTCCGTGCGCTGGACGACCGCGAAACGGGGATATTGGATATACAATATAACGAAGGATACGTCGACAGGCAGATCACGGAGGCTCCGTTCGACCTGGAGGGATTTTACCTGTTTGAAAGACGGTGCATAATTGAAAGGATCGGATAGAACCGTCCCCAATATCAGATGAAGTCATCGGGCACGGTTCCCTACGTTCGTTAATAAGTATCTAATCAGTCCTGACGTGAATGCACCTTTTATGGCGACCTGGAGGCCGCCGCTACGGGCATCGTTCGTTGTAGCGGCCACAGGTGCGGCGTCTACGCCAACATGGCTGAACCGCTGCAGGTGTAATAACCAAAGGGGTTCCTACCTCTGCATCACCACCAGCCCGTCCCCCTCGGGCCAGAGCTGAACGGTTTGCACGTATTGGTCTGTGACCCCGGTCAGGGTCGCAGTCAGGTTCAGATACCACATCACCCTGCGGGCGACATAGGTATAAAGCTCCGTCAGGGTCACCCTGCCGTCATAGTTCCGATCCGCGCGCAGCGCCGTGCCTGCGCCCCGGTCGATGCTCCATCCCCCTGCCTCGCACAGGGCCCTGGCGAACACGGTAGACATATCTGATTCCCCTGCGCTGCTGTTAAAGCTGACGCGGTAGCTCTCCTGCTCCAGCGCGGCGCTGGCCAGCACCCTGAAGCGGCTGGTGCCCATCACCGAGGGGCCCAGGCTGCCATCAAACACCCCTTCGATACC